GTTACTGAGCCCTGCGAACGACCCTATTGCTATGCCGCCGCCTCCCTGCAAGTTACTTCCCGCGCTTGTTCCTATTGCCACGGCGTTCACACTTTGACTGGTGCGCCCCGCATACGTCCCTATTGCCACGGCGGAAGTTTTCTGTCCCAAAAAACCGGCAGCGTACCCCAACGCCACGCCATACGCACTTTGGGAATTGGTCCCAGCACTCGTACCCACTGCTGTGCCATACAACCCTTGAGTAGAACTCCCTGCGCTGGTTCCCACGGCAACAGTCTGTGCCCCCTGGTTACTAGTTCCCGCCAATGTCCCTATTGCCACGGCAGACGCACCTTGGGCATTACTTCCCGCCAATGTCCCTATTGCCACGGCAGACGCGCCTTGGGCATTACTTCCCGCCAATGTCCCTATCGCCACGGCAGACGCGCCTTGGGTAGTAGGGCCGGTATTGTACCCTATCGCCACAGCAGCTTCGCCTTGGGTGTTACTCCCTGCATATGCTCCCAGTGCCACGGCCAGATTACCCTGACTATTAAGCCCCGCCAATGTTCCTACCGCCGTGGAATATGTCCCCTGGACAAGAGCTCCTGCATTGTACCCAGATGCCACCGAATAGTCACCTTGGGTGGTAAAACCCGCACCTGCGCCCACTGCCACGGTAAACGTGCCCTGTGTGTCATGTCCTGCATTTTGTCCCATCGCCACGGCAGATGCTCCCTGGGAAACTTCTCCCGCCCCCGTTCCCAATGCTATAAAAGCAGAGTTCAGTATGAGGTTGGACACGTTGGCGTACTCGCCGATGACATTTCCGCGAACGTCAATGCTCGCAACCGCAGGAAGCGACCCCCCTCCCGATATTCCGGTCAGCAGAGAGCCGTTGCCGATGAAGAAAGGTGCTATGACATTACCAAGGACGTTGACTTGTCCGCTCGCAGCAATGTTACCACCCACGAGGAGCACGTTACCTACGTTTCCTGCGGCCGCAATGCTATTTGTCACATTGGCGTACGAACCTATGATATTGCCGCGGACATCAAGGTTTGCGACTGCTGGGAGCGACGCTGATGAAGCAATCCCGGTCAGCAGAGAACCGTTGCCGATGAAGAAGGTTCCAACAATGTTGCCGAGGGCGTTCACTTGCCCGCTCGCGGCGATGTTGCCACCCACGAGGAGCACGTTTCCAACATTTCCAGTGGTCGCAATGCTATTTGTCACATTGGCATACAACCCCGTGACATTACCACGGATGTCAAGGCTTGCGGTTGTGGGAAGGGTGCTTGTCACGCCAGAGAGCAGAGCACCGTTGCCTATAAAAAATTGTCCAGATGTTATGTTACCTGCTACAGATAACGAGGCAAAGCTTAATCCTGGTATTACCGCATTTCCAGTGACTGTCAGATTCCCGACTGTGAGTTGGGGCATAGCAGACCCGTTGCCCAACACACGGATGTTTCCTTTCAGGTAAACCGTTCCAGTCCGAGCGTTTATCCCACCAAACTGTAAGAGATCTCTTTTGAAATCTGCACTGCTCATTTGTCCTATACTATATACCGTCGTTTTTTTGTAAACCCGGGGTGTTTGCCGGGACATGGAATTCCAACCAAAAGATATCAACAGATGACACCAACAAACAAAAAGATAATTTCAAAAAAAAAAAAAAAAAAAAAAAAAATACAACTCCTAATAAAACTACACTACCGTGTCAGTTAACTACAACTCCTACAACTCCTTGTAATAACTTAACTTAATAAATTTTATTTTTATTTATGAAAGTATGAAAATCTACAACATTCTTTACTATACATGCGGTTGTGGTTACGAAACAAGCAATCCTGGTAATGCTTCAAAACACAAGAAAGTTGATTGTGGTCATACAATGACATCTCAGTCAAAAGAATTTGTCTTGAAAGAAGATCACTTATCAGCTATCAAAGAAGTATCTGGTAATGTATCAATCACCACAGGAGATGTGAATGGAACTGTGATTGGAACACAAAATAATAATAATACAATCAACATTACATTACAAGTTCCAGATAAAACAGTCATTGCTTCAATTCAAGAAGCGGTGAAGAACCAAGATTGCGTGGATGAACTACGCGGCGCCGACCCCCAACAGATACCCGCAATATTGTTCAAGTATACGCGGGGCACGAAAGCAGAACAAAAAGTAATCAAATACGACGCGGATAAGAATGTGGTACGACACGTCGACCCCATCACCGGCAAGGAAGTCGCCAAGGACCTCAAGAGATACAGAAATGAATATCTTGTCAAGAATGCTGATGTGTATGATGATGATTATTACATACCATACATGCCGTCGAGAGTTCAACGGAGCATGAAGGAAATGTCCACACCATCGTTTGACTCCGGCAAGAAGAAAGAGAAACAAATTCCTGCGGCAGACGTCATAAAGATGTGCGCGTCCGGCGACCATCGGATGTACAAATTTCCCGTAGAGACCAAGAAGTTTTACACAGACGTTGCTGAGAATGTAGACAACGAGATAAAGTCCACAGGAAAAGATGACTGATTCTGTTGCTTTCCACCACGAGGTTCCCGCGAGCGTGAAGACGCTCTAGCATATTCTTGGAGTAAACAACATTGTTTGTCCCTGGTACTGCCCATATCGACCAAGAGGACATAAGGAGGTGGTGAAATATTTTATTCAGTAAGATAAGATGGAGAAATTCACTGCTACTTTATATATTTGCGGGTGTGGTTACAAGACTCTGCACCAAGGAAACGCATCAAAACATAAGAAGAAAGTATCCTGCGGTCACAATATGTTGCCAGAAAATAAGAGTTTTGTCTTAGAGTCAGATCATCTCAAGGCTATCGAGGAGTCAAGGAGTGCCGCGGTGCAATTTGATGATGTCATCAAGGAACAAAATGATGTCATCAAACGCCAGGGCAGATCCATATCATTGTTATCAGACACAAACGTTTCCGATGATAATGATGATGATTGTGAAATTGGGGGAGGGATCATCTACTATGTCACAGACAAAGACGTGCCGTCGCGTGGGAAAATTGGTCGGACAAAGAACACCGACATGAAGAAACTGAAGAGCAGGTATTCCACGTTCTCGAAGCCAAGTTTATTTTGCTTCTTCTCAACGGACATCAAGAAGGATGAGAACGACCTTAAGGCCGTGTTGAAGAAAAATGGGTGCATGGATACCAGTATAGGGAAGGAAACGGTTCACCACTGTGCCGAAACAATGCGTATATTCCATGATTTTGTCAACAGATGACACCAACGAACGAAAATATATGAAATTTCCACAAGAATACTAATTTCATAAATTTAAACAAAAAAAATAACTACCGGTAGTTTTGACTATTGTACCGTGTTTTACCTACCGGTAGTTGTTTATTTTTTTGAAATATTTTCATAGTTATGTTTAGAAGATAATGAGTAGTATAAAAACATACAAATTAACAGTGTATCAGTGTGGGTGTGGTTATGTATCTGGAGACTGTAGCAATGCTTCTAAGCACAGGAAAGTGTCATGTGGTCATGCTATGGTAAATGACGTGAAAGAGTTCGTGTTGAAGGAAGATTATGAAAAGAAAGGTCTCATAGATATCCATGGTGATCATAACACTGCAAATATTGATAACAGCACAGACAATAGCACCAATATAACCACAAATGTCACTCTGGTGCTTCCGGAACGGACGACCAGAGAAGACTTCGTGGAGTATCTAGAAACCATGAGTCATCTAGGGTTCAGGACGCCCGACCAGGTAGTTTCAATGCCGGGGAAGATGCTGATGCTCACGCGAGACGCCAAGAAACTCCCGGGCGCGCTCATAGAGAGAAACAAGAAAATCATCGAGAAGTTACCAGACGGTTCTGAACGAGTGATGGGAAAGAAGAAGGCCGTGCGGACGTACACGCACGAAGCGGTGGATGCGTTGTGTTTGCGTCCTCCCGCCGATGGAGTTACTGATTTTCTGGATACGGACCGCGGAACGAAACGGACGAAGATGTCCGTCCAGGACGCTGCAAAACTGCGAGCCACCGATTCTGTCGCTTTCCACCACGAGGTTCCCGCGAGCGTGAAGACGCTCCAGCAGAAGATGGAGACTCACACAGAGAGCTTCCTCGACAAGATAACTACCGAGAACAAGACGAATGGTTTTCTGTAATCACCGTTGTTCCACGATGTCCAGTCGCGCCTTCAATTTCTTCATTTCCGCCACCGTGTACAAGAGGATGTTGAACCACTCGATGCCCGCGGGGTTACCGTTCTGCATCCATGCAAAGTAAGGGTCGGCCTCGTACACCTCCTCCGCAATCAACCCTACGTAATGTCTGTCATCCGAGATAGCATCGTATTCCACCGGTCGAATGTCGTACACGTGGGCAGTATTCGCGGTAAGGTCGATGATGTTTTTCTTGATGTTCCTCGTGGACGAGTTGTACGTCACTTCTTTCGTGGTGGCGTTGTATACGAGCACCGGCGTGGAAGCTGCATCGCTTCTGATGGGTGAAATCAACAATGTGTCCGTGGCAGATGTGTTGAGGGCACTTCCTGTCGCGCTGATGACAATGGAGTTCGCATGCTGGTCAGAGGCTCCAGCGTTGATCCCTATTGCCACTGCTCTTTGACCTTGGCTAGAATATCCAGCACCTGCCCCTATCGCCACGGAAGAATTGCCCTGGCTAATAACCCCTGCATTCAACCCCACCGCCACGGCAGCATTACCCTGAGCATTACTTCCAGCAACAGATCCTACTGCCACGGAAGACAAGCCCTGATTGGTAGTTCCGGCGTTTACTCCCATTGCCACGCTTTGTGCGCCTTGGGAAGTTTTCCCCGCGCCTGTTCCC